CAACATATCTTCTTCCATTTACTTCTGTCATTCCAGCGACAGTATTAATCCATACATGGTCGCCATTGCTATATCCATGACTTGTTGCAGTTACTACTGCTGGGTTAGCTTTTGTAATAGCTGTAATAGTTTTGTCAGCTTCTGTAATTTGTCCGTTATCTTTATAAAATCTTATATATAAATTCCCGAATTCTAAAACATATGCTTGTTCTACATTAAATTCAAAAGGTATTAACCTTGTTACTGCTGAAGAATCTTTTACTTCCGTTACAAATCTAGTTCCACTTCTTCGTGTTGCACCACCTTGTGTAAACAAAGTCATGTTTTCTAAAGTTTCTAACGCATTAGGATAGCCTTTAAAATTAACTTGTCCAATAAGTCGTGGACTTATTTCACCTTTGGTAAAATTTGTTTGTATAGGATGTACTCTAGCCATTAAAAACCTTTTCTAAAATCTGTAAATGTATCTGAAACAAGATCGTCAATAAACCCTTCTTGTCCATCAACACTTCGTGCTTCAGAAAGTTTTTTTGTATAAAGTGCGTACATTTGTTCCTGTACTTTTAGACTTCCAGTTATTGCATAAGCTAAATCTGTTGCAAGTTTAGCTGTAAGTAAGTCTACAAATAAAGGATCAAACAATGTAGTATTTGTTATTTTTGCAATATAAAGTATTTTTGCTGTACCTTCGTCTGTTAATAAAACTCTACCTTCAGTAGCTAAATTTTCTACTTTAAAAATATAATCTTGGTATTCCATTTCTAAAACTCTTAAGCAATAAGGATCTGTAGGTAATGAATATTGATAAGAAAACCCATACGCAGGTGTTGTTGATAATTGAGTAAGAGCAGCTCTAGTTATTGCAAAATTCCAAGGGTGTGTTCTTAAACAAGAATCTCTTGATGATTCATAAAAACTATTACAAAGTCTTGCTCTTTCTGTATTATCAGCAAGAGACGTAATAGGATCATCTCCTAATTTTCTAAGTGCGTTTGAACATATTGATACTTCTGTTGCCATAATATTATTTTACTTGTAGAGGTAGCATAATTCAATACGCTACCTCTACGATGTTGTAGATTTAGTCTACGATGTAAGTGATTACACCAGCTAAATCGTCACCATCTGCTAAAGCACCGATTGCTTTAACAGTAATAACGACTCCTGCTTTACTAGTAAATGTGTGGTTTCCACCGAGCAATTTAGTTGCTGCAGTATTACCTTGCATTGTGAAATAACCAACGGCATCTACGTCTAACCCGTCTACCATTCCATCAACATCTAGTGCTACTGCTGTGCCATCTAAATCTTCGTATGCTTGCCAACCAATATCTATTGTTTGCGAACCTGCAGTGAAGTTACAATAAAATTGAGACAAACCTCCTAAGATTTTTACTCTACCTGGTGGTAGTTTTCCAATGACAACAAATGAACCTGCATCTCCAACGCCATCCTGGTCATGTGTAAAAGCTATACTTCTTAGCTTACCTTTCGCAGTGACAGTATCAGTTGTTACTAGAGGAGTTGCTATCGAATTAGCGTACTCCGTGCTGTTTTGTGTTGTTACGGCCATGTTAATGTCCTCCTTTGACTAATTTTTATTTGCATATACTTATTCCGTACACGCTATTTCAACTAATTTTTCTTCTTCGATACGAGTTGCACCGATTGACATAGATAAAAATACTTGTGTTGCATAATTTTTATCTGCTCTTTCGGAAATTTTTGTTGAAATATCTGCACCCAAAGCAAGGCCAATAGCTGATTTACAAAATGCTAATACTTGTCTGTTTCCATCACTATCTGTTCCCAATCTTTGTGAACGGATAAATTTGAATCCAAGGTAAGTATCAATTTCACCTTGTGCCAACGCTTTAACTGTGGCGTAATCAGAAGATGTTACTTGTTCTACGTTTAATAAGTCTGTTAATTGACCTGCTGAACATATAACAAATCTTTCTTCTTCTGGATCTACATCACCAGCATCGATGATTTCTTTAGCAGATAATAGTTTTGCAAGGTTTAACCCTGTACTACCATGTACTACTTTATTTCCAGATGGTAATGCGATTGATGTACCACCAGCTACTCCACCTAACGCAGAGCCTGTAGCTGCTGTAATAATTGCATCATCCATTGCTCTACCCATAGCCCATGCACCTGCTTGTGCATAATCTGATGTTGGGGATATAAGCATTCTTACTTTATCTTCATTATCAATTAAGTCTGCCCAGTCATAATCATCTAATGATACTTTACGTCTGGAATGTGGTGTATCCATACGAGGAGTATCAGAATGACGGGAAGTTCTTAATTCTGCTGCAACAGAGCCGATTCTTTCGAAGAAATGCGATTTTCCAGTTATTGTTTCTGTTTTAACGGCATCTCTTAATCTTGAACCTTTTTGTTGTGCCAAATGAAGTACGTTACTTTTATATTGTTCGACAAAAGCTGTAGTTATTTGTATTGACATAATTTAGTCCTCCTTTAAAATAATTTTCTTCAATCGGTCTTTATCCTAAAAACGGGAAACCTTACAGTATACGATACTGTTAGTCGGATTTTATAATAGCCATCACAGCTAACCGATTCGTTATCCTAATAGGGCGAACTTGGTACGCAAATTATATCATAAAAAATTAACTATTGCCAAATGCTTTTTCGTGTAGTTGTCGCATTTTCTCAACAGCTTCTTTATGTTCTCTATGATTTGGATCAAAATATGGATGCTTGTTGTCATTCATAACTTGCGAAATTTCTTGTTTAGCATCTAATGGCGACACATTTAATTTATTATTTTGTGTGTTTTTAGCCATTTCTTCAGTAACTTCACCACCCAATCTAGCAAATAATTTTACTATAGCTGGATCGTTGCCTGTTGGGCCATTTAACAATTCTGTTAAATCTTTGTCTCCATATACATCAATTGCTCTTTGTGCAGCTCTAAGATTTTTATCGTAGTCAAACCCCCATTCTTGTTTTAAAGATTGTTCTACTTCTTGACGATTTACTGAAATTTGTGATTGTTGCATTTCAGACGCATTGTTTACTTCATTAATTTGATAATCAATTAATGCTTTTACTTGTTCATTATTTAAACCAATCTGATGTGCAACATTTTTAAATTCATTTACGGATGTTTCTGCAAAATAAGGTTTATGTGTTTCAGGTATTTCAAATTCATAATTACCAGGTTCTTCTGGTCTACCCAACTTATTATACAGTTCTGCTTTTTCTTCATCATTTTTAGGCATAGGTATTCTGCTACCTATCATTTTTTGTTGATGAACTACAGTCTTTGCAAGTGATTCAACATCGTTCAAATTTTGCAAAGTAGGATCGTTTTTTAATTCTTCTGGCAAAGATGATTTCCAATCAGTTTGTGTTTGATTATCACTTATGTCAGACCCTAATACAGATTCTGAAATTTGTTCTGTAACGGGGTTGTCTGCCACTTCTGTGGTCTCTTGTTCGTTAGCCATTTTTTAGTCCTCCTTTAAAAGATTAATTATTCTGACTATTACTGCTCTTTGCCCTTCCTTAAAAGCAGTTTCATAGGGGTCTTTTGAAAAAGAACTCCTATGGTAATAAGCTGATGTTAAATCAGCTAAAACTCTTTCTCCTTCTTTGGAGTTAAATGTTACAAGATAATCCATTTTTTGTTGTTTTAATTCTTGATCTGAAGTTTTATCCTTCATTAACAACCTCTGCATCTATTGCTGCTCCTTCTTCATCTACAGCTTGTCCAACTTGTTGCATTACATCTTGTGCTTCAGCACCTGACATATCTTTTACTGCTGAACCTTGTTTTGCTGCAATTTCAGCTTGTTGTTGCTGCATCATCATTTCTTGTTGTTGTTGTTGTTGCATTGCTCTTTGTTCTCTAATTTCATCTACTTCTTCTCTACCTCTTAATATTGATTTAGGTACTCCAAGAAGTTCGGCTCTTGCCCTTATTGCTTCATCATGATTTATAATATCCATAATTCCTGGATCTGCTTGTCCTATTTGCATAGCCAATTGATATAATCTTTCTACAGCTACTGCTTCTTCCATTCTTTGTGAACGAGCTAATGGTCCAACATAATCAATATCAATTAATTGACCTTCAAGAACTTCTGGTGTAGGTAAAAATGCTTCTGCTCTATTCATAATACCAAATACTCTTTCTATTAAAGGATTTAAAAATTCTGATTGAAACCTGCCAAGAGTTGGGCCAAGTAATCTTTGCATTAATTCATACCTTACTTGTACTTCTGTTGCAGTCATTTGTGGCCCTTCTTGTAATTGCAATTGGTCAGAATAATATGCTTGACGTATTGCAGTTCTTAATTGATTTTCTTTCATGTCTGTTATTTGCCAATTAGCACCAATTTGTAAAGGTTTTACAGCAGCATCACTTCTTATAACAGTTATGCCACCAGGTGTCATTCTTACTTTACCGATAACACCATCGTCTTGTACTAATAGTGGTGGATCAATAGCTTTTGCCCATGCTTTAAGTCCTATTTCTACTGCTTTGTTTAATGTTTTAATATCAGGTAAAGCATTGTAAGATGGTGAACGACCATATATTTCACCTGTTGCTTTAGACCATCTAGGTACAAGATAAGGAAATTCGTTATACCCTCCTGCTCTAACAACCATTTTATCTTCTTCACATACATGACATGAATGAAATGGTAGTTTAGTAGCTGCTTTGCCTAAAGTTCTTTCGTAATCTTCAAGTGGTTCAACTGCATGAATAAAATTAAATTCTTTATCTGGTTTGTCTTTTGCAGCTTCTAATACTTTTTCTCCTACGTTATCTTCTCCAAATTCTTGCACAGCTTGTCTAGCAGATAATTTATATTTTCTATAAAGAGTATCAATATATCCAGAAACATTTTCTTGAACATAATATTCAGAAATGTGCATAGCTTTAAAATGTATTTGATCTACGTTAAAACCTTTGTTGCCTTCTTCAATAAATAAACAACCTGTTCCCATAGCAACTAAGTCAAGATAAAGTTCGTGTACTTCTGTATTAAAATTAGTTTGATTAAATAAATTGTACATACGTTTTGCAGCATCTTCTAACCACAATTGAACATCTCTATCTAAATTTATTTCATCTTCTCTTATTCTTATAGTAAACCATTGCAATGATGGTGAAGTTAAAGTACCTTGCATAGTTGCAGCTAACAAAGTAGTAGATGTCATAGCAGTAGAATCAAACAATAATTCTGTTCTTTTTTCGCCTTTTGTTCTAGTAAAAGTAACATCAGCTTTTCTTGGCATTACATAGTCAAGTATTTCTTGCCAATGGTCCTCCCAAGTTCCCCTTGTACTAGACATAGTGTTTAATCTTTTTTTAATATAATTAAATTTTTCCACTAATAACTACCTAATAAAGTGCGACCCGTATTAGCTTCATCTGTAACACCTTGACCACCTGTAAGAATAGTAGAACTCATTCCCATGCTACCAGAAGATAAAGCTCGTTTTTTTTCTTTATCTAACTTTGCTTGAGCAGCACTTTCACGACCAACTAACCCCATATCTAATTCTGGTGGTTTTGGAGCTTTACCAAATATGCTTCCTAAGAAACCCATATACATTCCTCTCTTTGCATCCCATATACTATTAAGTCATGCAGTTTATTTTCTTTTTTAAGATAATTTTTTAGTAACCCTTCTTGTTTAAACCCTATACCTTCTATCAATTTTTTACTCCTTATTTTTTCTGGCAAACAGATTGTTGTAACTCTTTGGCATTTTTTCTCGTTAAATATATAGTTAAACATTAATTTTATATATCTTCTTTGCACTGCTTTAGGTGTATCTGCTGCAGTATGAACATAGATATTGTTACCATCATAATTACAAAACAATATTGCACCTACAGTATTATTTTCTTCATCAACAAAACCTATAATTTCATAATCGTCTGTTTCTATATCAGCTCTTGGTGATAGCCAATCATAAAATTCTTGTTTTTTTGATTCATCAAATACTGGTTTTATCATTATGATCCTAACAAAGTTCTTGAAGTAGGAGCTTGTTCAGTAAGGTTTGATGCTCCTCCTAACATAGAAGAAGTTGTACCATACCCTAACCTAGATACAGCAGAAGCTTGTTGTTGTCCTTTTTGTGCTATTTTTGAAACTTGTTGCATAGGTTTTTTAGTTTTTTTTCTACTTCCTGTAAAAACACTAGAAAATACTTTTGCTATTCCACCCATTATTTAGGTTTCCTTTTAGGTGGTCGTCCTTTCTTAGTTCCGTAAGTTCCTTTACCACTTGGCATTTTCGTTCTCCTAAGCAAAAACATTAAAGTCAGATTCTGCTTGCGTGTAACTAGGTTGATAATCTTTTATCCTAGCTTTTCTTAAAGACATAACACAATATCTCATTGCAGAAATAACATCATCGTTAATTGGAACTATTTTTCCGTCCTTACGATGATACATACGCAATTCTTGTAATAGTTTATCCTGATTTTTGAATATTTTCAACCTTTTTGTCTGCATACGAGTATACATCTCTTGTATTCCAGCTTCAACTGAATTACCACCAGTGCCATCTTTTTGTCCTTGAGATGGTGGATTACTAAAATGTTCTCTTAACATATTGCATCCTTCTGCTCTATATTGTTCTGTAAGCGACTTGCCAGATCCTTTATCTGCTTGTCTACCATCCATGGGCCACGCAACTGGTATCCACTTTCCTCGACCTTTAATTGCACTTGCATGAATAGGCACAGCTTCTTGTCGCATAGCATAAGAATCATAAACGTATGCTATATCTGAATCTCTATCCCAAGCAATCCAAACTGCTGCCGTAGGGTGATTCCATCCAAAATCTATGCCACATAATCTAGGCCAGTAAGTAGGTATTTGTATTGGGTCACATATAATATCTTCTTCTGCTACTGGAAAAACAAGACCAGAACCTAGTTGTGGTATTCCTTGCTCTCTCATTTTTCTTTCGTGTGGTGGCAACGCAGCTAATATTTGATCTCTTACCTCTTGTGTCATATGAGGTGCATCATCCCACCCTGCTTGTAGTAATGCTTGTCCTGGTTTTAAATTATTTACAAATTGTGCCACTGTTTGAGTCATACCATTTTCTGGAGTAAAAGTCATAAAGACAATGCCTCCTCTATCTGCAGTTCTTGTTAATGCTTGGCTATATATTGCTTGTGGTGGTTCTTCATCTAGCCATACTACGTCTACAGCTTCCCCCATCCATTTTTCTTTACCCATTTCATATGCTTTAAACCCTAGCCTAGACCATCCCCCCGAAACGTGCTTGACTACTAACGAGTTATGTGCATTTGGTACACCAGGTTTCCTAGTTGCACTACCGATTAAATTAAGTGGTATAGAGCCAGTACCCCTAGCTGATGGATCATCGGGTTGTCCTACCAGTTCTTTCTGGCATATATCTCTAGTTGTTTCATTAGATGCACCACCTGCCCATGCTCTAATAGGTCTATCAAATTTTTTACCTTCCCACCAGTCTGGATATTTACCCGTTAAATGAAATGCTATTTCTGCTGCACCACAAAAAGACTTACCTATCCTATTTCCTGCCATAAGTAGCCGTTGTGATGCTTGTGTATTGTGAAATTTCTTTTGATATTCGTATGGTTTATAATCTGCTAGTCTATTAGTAACCTTTCTATGCTCTAATTCTTTAGCTATTTCTACTGCTCTTTCTAATTGTTCGCTCAATGAGGAGTTTTTTCCTTATTTTTTGGCATTTCCTCTAAATCTAACTGCCAATAATGGCTATGTAAATCATCTAATGGTTCTATTACGTTCCTAACTATAGCCATAAGTTGTGCATCTTGTTTGCAGTTACCATTTATATAATAAATAACAGCACTTACTCTTTGGTGTAGAACTTCAAAACTTTTTCTTAACGCATCTGGTTGCATAGTTAACCTTAGTTAATATCATTTCTATCTACAGAAATAGCTGATAATAAATGTTCTAATTCTTTTTGTAATTCCTCGTCAGATTTTTTACCAGTAACATCTTCAACTTTGTGAGTAGTTTGATAACCAGTTCTGTCCAAGATCGAATTAATAGCACCAAGTCTAACCGAAGGACTTATTCTTTCATCCTCAACCAATTTTTTTAGCTTATCAACTGCCATCGGCACACAAGATCCCATCAGTCGTCTGGTCTCGTTTTCTATCTCTAAAGATAACTTGTTTTTTAACTCATATCCTTGCTGCTCTGCTGATTTTGCCGAGTATCCTGCCTTAACTGCCGACTGCGTTGCATTACCAGTTTGACTAAAGTGCTTAACGAACTCTTTTTGTAGCTCTGTAAGTATTTTTCCCATCTTTATATTCTACAAACCTACAGTCCTAAAGTCAATTAATAACTGTTAATAAGTCGATTTTTCCCTCCACTGTGGGAAGTAATCCATATATATATAGAGCCAATGCGTGTTTGGGGGGTGGTC